TATCTGGAGAGCGGTAAGGATGAGACCGATATCGCCAGGATATACCTGCACAAGGTCGAAAGCGTCATTACCTATGGGGACTTTCGCAACGCCGTGTTGGACGTAAAAAAGATAGGAGGGTGATATGGCAGGTTTAGTATTCTCAACGAAAGCACTGGAGCATCTGCAGGGTGACTTGTTCCAGGATGCAGGAATGGTTGGTCAGCTTGTGCATCTCATGGACAGCCTGATGGACGTTCTGCTTAGCGACGAGGTCGTTGACAGTGACCGCAGGGATAAAGGGGCGACCCTCAATCTTACACGTAATTTGCATGAATGGAGAAAATCTTTTGTTGAACTTAAAAACATCATGGAGGAGGACGAGAAATGAGTGAGATAGATAAAGTGAACCAGTTCCTTTCAGAACTGAAGGGGGGTGATAAGGACCAGGTGGAATTGCTTGACGCATATTTCGCGTCGAGGTCTCCAAAGCCGGAAAAAGGCTATATCCAGGAGAACCGTACGACACAGGATATCATAGACGACATGAACCCCATGATGCCCCTGTCAATGCAGCTGGTAGTCAAATACATGTTCGCCCATGGCTACAGCCCGGTACCAACGGGGGGCGGTACCGTGACATGGGCGATATGGCATAATCTGGACATAGGTTAGTCCGAATAAGGTTGTTATATATCATTTTTTTTTTGGAAGCAGGGTCACGCCGTGATGGTGTTGCCCTGCTTTTTTGTGTAATTTTAGGACAGCCGGATTAGAGATACCTTTGCGGTATGATTAAGATGAACTCTACTTTCACCGGCAAGTATTTCACTTCGGAGGTCCCCGACGTGAGCTTCTCCATTGGCAGCTCACGGGCAAGGGTGACCGTCAAAGTCACGAAGTCTGGTACCACAGAGACCATCTACGATGAGTACCTCTATCCCATAGATGGCAATATCGAGCTGTCAGAGCCCGGCAGGCTGCTGGAGCCTTTTGCCTTGCGCTCACTGGTACTGGCAACGGCTATTACCATCGTGGAGGAGCGTGTCACGTCGGAGAATAACGTGGACAACATTACCACTGTTGATACCAAGAACCTCTCCGCCACCGTCTATTACTCGGCAGCGGAGACCGGGTGGACTGCCCAGGACTTCTCCGACAGTTATTTCCTTTCCATCTTCCAAGGCACCAGGCGCACGGCATTAGGGCGTGAGGAGTACTTGCACTACTATGGTACCGACAGTGCGAGAGTAGTGGCGGAGTATGATGACAATACCACCAGAACCTTCAATCTGCAGGCAGAGGCGGGCGACAGCGACTACCGTACTATCCGGGTGTCCCCGTCACTATTCGCGGTGGCAGGGTTAGAACTCCAGGCTTATACCGTGTCTGCAGGGCAGAGGTCGCAGCGCTATGATGTGATGGCTGAAGCTCTGGACTGTGCGCCCATCCTCGTATTCACCAACTCGTTCGGTGTGCAGGAGGTGGCTTACTGCACGGGACTGCTGAGGAAAGACTCCGACTATACACGCTCCGCCGCAAGGCTGGGCAAGATGCGTCGGAACTACCAGATCACAGAGCAGCGCAAGTTCTCCGCTGACAGTGGGGTGCTGACATTCCCAGAGGCTAACTGGCTCGATGAGCTGTTCCGCTCCCAGGAGGTATATATATGCACCATAGACTCAGAGAACGGTCTGGTACCGGGCAAGGAGGTGATCATCACTGACTCCAAGAGCGGCTACACCAACGATGACGCGGAACTTCCCCGCTTCACCTTCACCTATGAGTATGCGCAGCGCAACCACAACGTGCTGCAGCTGGACCGACCGGGGCGAATCTTCGACTATACGTTTGACCATACCTTTAACTGATGACAATATGGAACGTAAGGCTATGCATCTGAACGAGGCTCTGCAAATCCTTGATATCGCCAGGGAGCGCAGGCAGGAAATCATACTGAAGGTATGGGAGGGCTCTACGGGCAATATCCTGACATACCGTAACTGGATGGTGTCGAGCAGCAGCTGGAGAGGTGGGTGGCACCGCATCATCAATCCACTGAACAACGAGATACGGACAGTACCCGATATCTTCATCATATCACTAAACGGACATCCAATATATCTATAATATGGAAGAACAAACTATCGTACAGACAGGTCAACACGGCGACTATGATGTGTACAGCATCATGCCTGTCAGTGTGGCTGATGCTCTGGAGAGTTATCAGTCAGTGAGATTGTCACAGGATACCGTCTTCAGCGACTCCGACGATGACATGGTAACGCGCAAATGCAAGGTGGGCGGGAAGGAATATGAATACGTCTGCTGGGGTGACGACGATGAGATACCCTATAAGATTCAGGAACTGGTGGGTAAGAACATGATTACCTCTCAGTGCCAGAATTTTAATATCCTCACCTGTTACGGGCAGGGACTGCAGTTCATCGACCGCTCCACCAAGGAGCGAGTGGACGATGAGGAGATACGTGAGTTCTGCCTGCATAACGCCATCCACCGCATGTTCCTTGAGCAGGCTACCGATATGAAATATTACTATTTCTCGGTACTGGTGATAGTCCTGAGCAAGGATGGTACCAGAATCGTCCAGATGCGTAACCGTGACGCCTGCCACTGCCGCTTTACCAAGCGTAACAGGTTGGGGAAGATAGAGACTGTGCTGTACGGTGACTTCCGGAGCACGTACCCTAAGAACATTGAGGCAATAGAGCTGCTGGATGAGATGGATCCGCTGGGTGACCTCAACCGTCGGGTTAAAGATAATAAGATGCAGGGGCGTAAGTACGCCATCCTCTGCTCCATGCCTGTCGTGGGTCATGGCTATTACCCCATAGCGCCCTACACGGCGATCTTCATGGATGCCTGGTATGACATCTACCGTCTGATCAGCGAGGGCAAGCGGCACATGATCCGTAATACCTGTGCGCCGCGCATCCAGATAGAGATACACCGTAACTACTGGCAGAACCTGATACACGAGGAGGGACTGACCGATGCGGATAAAATCAAGGAGCGCATCAAACAGGAGCGCAAGGACATTACCGATTTCTGCACCAAGCCGGAGAATGCCGGTAAGGCATGGGTGACATCCTATGATACCACCATCGACAGCGGTAAGGAGATACGCATGGTGAGGGTGTATAACCTCAATGAGGGTAAAAAGGAGGGTGGTGACTGGGCAGACGACATGCAGGAGGCTTCTAACGCTCTGTGCTTCGCCATGGGCGTACACCCCAATATGGTAGGCGCCACACCGGGTAAGTCACAGATGAATAACTCAGGATCCGACAAGCGTGAGCTGTTCACCCTGAAGCAGGCTATTGAGAAGGCTTTCCATGATGTGATGGCGGTGCCGTATCATGTAATCCTCCACTATAACGGTCTGGCGGATAGGTTCACCGTCGACGTGCCGATGATCCAGCTGACAACACTTGATGAGAATAAGGATGCCGAAGTGGTGTCCGCAAATAGTAACCAACCACAAAAACAATCATAATATATGGTACTGAATATCAGTAAGGAGCAGTTTGAGGTGGCGGTGCCCGTAGCCACCAGTGCGAGCAGCGCGGTCTATGATATGGTGTCCCGGGAGTTTCCCATTGTCAAGGACACCCTGGCTACGGAGATACTTGGCACTGCCGGAGTGTCTGCCGTAGAGAATGCGGCGGAAAATGACCTTGTAAGGTCGTTGTCTGAATGGTTCGTGTCCGTCTGTGCGTTCCTTCGTATTATGCGCAACCTTGACCTGGTGCTTACGCCTACGGGTTTCGGGGTGGTAAGCTCCAATGACACGGTACCGGCAAGCAAACAGCGTGTCGACGCACTGGAGAGTCATTTGCGTGTCCGGCAGCTCGACCTCAAGGACAAGATCATCCGGCAGATGTTCCATGTGGAGGGGTGGGCAGCGCAGCCACAGCGGGTCAAGCAGGTGCCCCGCCTGTTCTTCTCTTTCCAGTACCTGACCGATTATGCGGGGATGATGAATCCTAAAGCCGATGACTGGGCATCGGCACAGCCCGCCATCATAGAGGCGGAGGAGTTCCTGCGGAAGAAAATAAGTAATGAGTTCGTCGACGAACTGATTATGAAACGCTGCTCTGCCTCTGTGCCTGTCGAAGTGGTGCCGGTGCATGAGTTGTACTGCTCTTATGTGGGAGCCTGCATTACAGGCAATGAGCATGTGAAGGACATGTTCTACAACCGTCTGATGAACAAACTGGAGAATAACCTGGATAAATACCCGGCATATGCCAATAGTCAAGCGTATAAAGTCAACCATGCGGAACCGTACAGGAATACTGCAGAGTCAACGGCCTTCCATTTCATCGGATAACCATCTCAGGCTGTCATGCCCCAAGTCGTGGGCAGGGATGAGCCAGGAGCAACTCAGGCATACGTTTGACCTGATAGCGTCGGGCTACTATAACTCCGTGGAGTTGCGTACCATACTGCTCCTGCGCTTCAACGGCATCACGGTGCTGAAGAATACCAGATGGGGTTTCTCATGCGTGGTCAAACTGGACAATGGTAAGAAGAAATATTTCTACCTGCAGGACTGGCAGGTACAGTATATGATCGGACAACTGGAGTATATCGACAGCTATGAGGACATGGGGACGAGGTTGGAGCGTCTCTGTGGCTGCACGGCTGCCGATGTCCAGTTGCACGGTCTCACATTCCATGACTACCTGATGGCGGAGAAATACTATCAGGTATTCCTCTCTCAGCGTGACCCTAAATGGCTCAACAAACTGGCGGTGTTCCTTTACTCCGATGATTCGGGTAACCATCTGGAGAGTATGGACCTTACCGAGGGAGAGCAGATGGCTACCTTTGCGTGGTTCTCCTATGTGAAGTCACTCTTCGCTAAGATGTTCCACCATTTCTTCAAACGGGTAGGGGATGGGCAGAACGTCCCAGAGGTGAATTTCCGTGAGTCCATGGACGCACAGATCAGGGCACTTACCGAGGGTGATATCACCAAGGAGCAGCAGATATATGATACGGACTGCTGGCGGGCACTCACTGAGCTTAACTTCAAGGCAAGGGAGGCAGAGGAGTTCCGCCAGCGAATGAAGAAATAACTATGGAACAACAATTCGACGCACTCAAGTATTTCGAGATGTTGGGAAAGTCCAACCGTCTCGCAGTCACCAACAAGTTCGTGGTTGACTACTGCAGCGGTCCGGAGGGGCTGGACGCTGCAATGGCGAACTACCGCACGGCATCCAACTTCATATTCATAGATGACACTACGAGCGCCAATACATTTAACAACAAGGTGTCATGGTTTGACCGTAATGTGTATACGGTGTTCATCATCGCAGGCTATAACCAGCGAAAAGAGAATGACCGTGAGGAGAAATTGCGGTTGTGCAGAGCGATATTCCGGCAGTTCCTGTCGAAAATCATCTATGACAAGCAACAGTACGTCTATGGGGGGCAGATGGTTTTCCTTGACACGTCAAGCGTGTATTCCACGGAATTCGGCAGGTACTCGTTCAACGGGGCTACGGGGTTGTGGTTCCAGATAAGGAACGATGAGCCGGTTGATCTTGTATATCATCAGGAGGAATGGATGTAAAAGAGCAGGAGAGAAAGGAACGGCTGCAGAAGTACGAGCGGGAATGGACGGAGAACATGGGCAAGTACTGGCAGGAGCGTATCGAGAAGCTAAGGCTGGTCGATACAGGCAGACTGTACAGTGACATCCGTGGCGCAATTACTCCTGGTCCTGTAGTCACCATCGAGCACTCTTTCCTGATCTATGGCGAGTACATGGCGCGTGGCGTGGGTCGTAACTTCAAGAAGTCCAAAGATGCGAACGGCAGGATTCCCTTCCTCCTACCCGGTGGTGAGGACTACCGCCATGAGCACGGTCTTGACAAGCCTAAGCCTATCGGTCCGGCATGGCACCGCTCCAAGAACTCACCAGGAGATCCCTCTAAGCGTGAGGCTGGTGGTCGCCCCGTCAAGTATGACCCCACAACAGGCTACTATGAGGGGCGTGACTGGTTCAGCAAGAAATACTACTCCAGCCGGATACGCCTCGCTGAATACGAGATGTTCTTCTACGGCAACGCATGGAGGGGTATGGTGACAGAGGCTTTCGACCAGCTGCTGAAAAAACGTAGTCTTATATAATCTTTATAGTTGGTAACTTTGCAGTATGAGTAATAAGCACGAGGATATCAGACCCGACCTGCTGGGCATCCGGGATGAACGCAAGAAGTCCGCCAATACCGCCACACGTATTGGTAACGCCCTGCTTGCCCTTCTTAATGCAGCCCAGTCGATGCTCAGTGCCAATGAGGATGATACCGCTGCGGGGGTCATCACATTCCTGAAGGGGATTGTCACTGATATCGCCAGATCAAGTGATTACACTTCAGGCTCCAATGGTTGGGCAATAACCAAGGGCGAGGATGGTAAATACACAATAGAGATCGACTTTGCCAAGATCCGGAACAAGTTGTCTGCATCCACCGCTGATATTTCCAAGGCTGCCATCGGGCGGGTTACCTCAGAGGTTGCCTTCGAGCAGGTAGCGACATTCCTGCAGGGCATTATCGCCAATGTCCTGCGCAGCTCCAACTACACTCCTGGTGTAGGTGGCTTTTCAATCCACAAACAGGATAACGGCAGGTATATGATGCAGATTGAAGACATCGTGGTACTCGGTAAGATGATCCTTAACGAGCTGCGTGTCAGTCGTACCACTTACTCCTCCGGCAACATACGACTTACAGCTGCCTCCATGGTGGCTTCCGAGGTGGTACCAGTCTATCGTGATACCGACGGCAATTACACCACTGATTCCAGCAAGGATGGCGGTGACGGTATCGTAGCCTATCGCTGTTATGAGCTCGCTGAGGATAGTGACAATGCAATATCCTCAGCATGGAAGGTCGGTGACCAGGCTCTATGCCAAACATTCAATCTGATGCGGCTGGTGAATGAAAGTTTTACCCGTTACACACTTAACGGCAAGTTCCTCCGTCTGTTCGGTAGTATCTTGGGAATTGGCTCTAAGACCTGGTCAGATGTCATCAACAAATATTACTGGAGACTGGTGGTGAACACTGGCTCGGAAACACTCTCAGACGGCAAGAGGTACTTCTATATCGATCTGTCTGATGAGGACTATGTCCCCCTGGTTGATGAGCGTGGTATCACGGTATCCTGTGAGGGCAAGGCGACTGCTCTTGATGACTGGGCTAGATCTGCTTACAGTGATGAGGAGCTGGAGCGTAAATTACTACAGATAAATGATCTGCCGGCAGCTGGTGATCATATCGTCCAGCAGGGATCACAGACTGACAGCGACCGTCAGCATATGGTCTCACTTACTGTCGTTGGTCCGAACGGTCCGGGTTTTGAGGAGTTCTCCGGCATCGGCAGCCGTGTGGATGTCGATGGGCACCAATGCTCTCCGTTTACCCTTAACGGACATCGGCTCACAGGTCTATGCCCGTTTACAGGAGATGTGTTATATGCAAGAGAGTTCCATATACGCACCTATGAGGGCACATACTACAGGGTGCCGGTCGACCGTCCTGATTACCATGGCACAACGACCTATTATTATTATGACCGTGTCCCATATACTGCTCAGGATGGTACCACGTCACTCTGGCTGCATATTGGCACCTCCCCGACCAAAGGTGTCGCTCCAGGCAGTGATCCGGATGTATGGCAACTGTCAGTTGCTGGTGTGAAAGGTACCAACGGTAAGGATGGTACCAACGGAAAGAATGGAAAGGATGGTTCTACCCCATACATAGGCGATAACGGTAATTGGTGGGTCAATGGTGTGGACACCGGACAGCCGGCTCAGGGTATGGACGGCACCAACGGTAAGGACGGCACCAACGGAAAGGACGGTACCAACGGAAAGGACGGAAAGGATGGTTCTACCCCATACATAGGCAATAACGGTAATTGGTGGATCAATGGTGTGGACACCGGACAGCCGGCTCAAGGTATGGATGGTGCCAACGGTAAGGATGGTACCAACGGAAAGGACGGAAAGGATGGTTCTACCCCATACATAGGCAATAACGGTAATTGGTGGATCAATGGTGTGGACACCGGACA